AAAAATGTGTAGTTTCATATTTACCTGTTTCTCTATTTCTTACAGCCTGAGAAGGCTTAAATTTAATTGGCATTACACTTCTCCAGTTATATGCTTATATATTTCTTTCCATTTCCAAAACCTAGGGATATCGCTATCAGCATCATAGTTATGGTCATGAGCTACTAAGATAGGATTTAATCCAACCTTTTCTCCAGCAACAGCATTTTCTGGTTTATCTTCAACCCACCAACATTCGCTTCCTTTGTATTTTTCCAATACTTCATCTTTGTCAGCACCACATGGTAGGTATATAAACTCATCAAATATTTCTTTACCAAAGAGTAATTCTAAGTTTTGAGTTCTTAATCTCTGCGCATATTTGTTATCACTTAAAGAAGTAATACAATGGAACCTATATCCATGTAACATGTTCAATCTTTTGATATAATATACAGCATCTCTTAAAGGAGGTAAAAACGCAATAGCTGCAGAATCATTAAATTCTGCTACAAATTTTCTACCTTCTTCTTTAGTTATTCCAAACCTAAGACCCACGTTATATTCGTTAAAATCTAACACAGGAATGTTTTTGTTATGTTCCATCCAATGCGTGAAGGCATAACCCCAGTCACACAAAACGCCGTCACAGTCGACTAAAATAACGTTTTCTTTCATTTCTTTCATCATTAACTCCAATTTATATGTATATTATAACACAGTTTTAGGAGTTTGTAAAGGTTTATTTTAAATTAATTTCACTTATTTTAAGTGTTTTTAAAGTGTTTTTGAACAGTTTCTAGCTTATCATTAGCTTCAGCAATTTTACCCACTTCAGCCTCAATAGCTTCAATGATACCAGGATGTTCCCCAATACCTGCTGGATTTTTAACATATACCATGATATTGGCTTTGGCTACTTCGATTTCGCCTTCTAGTTTTTTAGTCAAAGCATTAAGTAAATAATTCATTTTATCTCCCAAATAATTTACGTCTTTTGTATTCAGTAATTGTATTTATAAGCTCTTTAGTCCAGTTATCTCTATCCTCAATAAAGACTTGAGTACCTTCATCACCAGCCACAAATACTACCAGTTGTTTCATTGGCATACCAGTCCTTTCTTCCCACATAATAGCATAAGCTGCGCATTGCATAAAGTAACCAGATATCCATTCTTTCTTTTTAAGTTTTCTAGAAGTTTTATAGTCAATAATACTATCAACTCCATTCCATTGCCCAACACAATCTACTCTTCCTGCAACTCCTAGGTGCTTAGAATATAGTGGAGCTTCTTGACAATATACTTTTGTAATCGATTCGTCAAGTGTTTTTTGTGCATCCTTAAACGTTTGTATATTGTGTGGCATTACACCTTCTAAATAATCAGGATCGTTATTCACATATTTTTCAAATATATTGTGAACTGCAGTTCCACGAGTACTTGCTTGTTTACTTATGCGATTAGCTTCTTCTTCACCAACTCTAGCTCTCCATCTTTGTATAGCTTCTTCGCTTAAGATCGAAAGGACAGTAGTAATAGAAGGATAAGTATTCCCATCAGGATCGGTGTAGACTCTACCAGATCTAGAAGTTTGTGCAGTAAGGTCGTTATATCCGAGATCAATTGGTTCATGTTTAAATTTCATTTTGTTTTAATATTATCTCTTAATCTTGGTGGCATTCCACTTTTTATTCTATCTTGAACTTCTTTCCATCCATCACCAGCTTTTTTCAAACTAGATGTTCCATAGGCATGATTGATAGTTCCAATCTGCTGTTGTAAATCTGGATTATCTTTTTTAAATTGGTCAAGATCTTTCCATGACATAGTGTATTCTTTAACTTCACCAGTCTTTAAGTTTTTAAAATCGTATCTAGGCATATGTAAACCACTCCGGTACTTCTCTTCTGGTCCAATCCATTTTGAACCTATGCTGCTTTGTTTCATAAAAATTACGATATGATTCTACTGGGTCTTCAGTAATACATTCCGGAAATGAAGCCATGGCTAGTTTAAATGGAGTCATTTTCTTTACCGGTATATTATCTGGTAAAACTGATAAAGCTTCTCTTAGTTTTACATCAGTAGCATGCACTTTTTCATACCTATATGTATATTCATCACATAAAGCAATAAAATGCTTGTAATGCCACATATAGTTGTGCATTGATTCTCTAGTCCATATTGTAGATGGATGATTGAAATGACATGCTTTGTAAAGCAAATCTTCTCTTTCATCTTCCAAATAAAAGTATTGTATCATAGAACCACTTTTTGATTTTCTACGTTCCATTACGCCATCAAGCATTCGATGGACAGTAGATAACATTTGAGCTGATTCTACAATCATTTTCACAACGTGTTTATCACATTGCATTTGTGCCGCAATCACGGGATCATTGTCAAGTATAAAAATATTCATAATGTATATTATAACACAGTTCTCATTAAATGTAAAGGTTTAATTTATATATTATTTAGGTATTCTAGATACCTATATATGCTATTTTTTAAACCAAAAAAGGGTTAAGCTCCGGAACCTAACCCTTATGGTTTTTTTGGTTGTTCTCCTCCTATGAAATTACTATTAAGAAAATATCACAAAGTTAGATAGGATCACCTCCTTAGCTTTTGTTATCACTCCCCTTTGTTCCATCTTTTTTCACTTTTGGAACTCTGGACCTTGGATTAGCCATTGGCTTCACAAGGAGATTGGGGAAAGCTTCCGCAACTAATGCTGAGGTTATTCCATTGTATTTACCCATAAGACTTTTCTCCTTCATATTAAGAACCAGCTCAGCCTCGTCAGAATGCAAAGATTCTAAAATGTCAACAAACATTTTTTCTCGGCGAACTGCAGGCAACTTTTGGCCTTTTCCGCCTTTTACAAACCATGCGAACTTACGTGCTACTCTATAAAGATTTGAATATTCAAATCCTCTTGGAGCGTCGTCTTTACGATAGGGTGGTTTTCCTTCGGGTAGGTCCCACACAACTGAATCGTCATAAGCACCTTTAAGTACTGTTTGCAATTGTATTGAACCGTTCTTGCGAAGATAATCAATCTTATCTTGCTTACTTTTTTGGTTTCCAGCTTCTGTTAATATTTCAGCTAGAGATAGTTTTTTAGCCATTGTAAAATTCCTCCACAACTTCAATGAGATTATTACATCTCTTTTTGATTAAATAATTTAATACTTTCATTTTCATAGCCGGCTTTTGGCCATCATATATATTAACTATATTATTATATATATCTTCTGGAATCTCATTGAGATCAATTAGACGTTTATTTCTATGAAAATTTCTTTTTATTTCTTCAGGCATGATAGATTCATCATCTATCCATGTATCAATTAAATTTTGTTTTAATGGTGTTTGTCTTATTTCATCAACGAAACAATTATCAGGAGATAGAATATTTGGTATACCATCACCTTTATCTCCACGGCATATATGTTCAAATAAGTATTTTCTTGGATGCTTATCTACAACAGCTTTCTTTTGTATTGGTGAAAATTGTTTCACATTTGAAAACTTTTGTAACTGAATGAAATCTTTATCAGATGAAATAATCATGACAGGTTCAAATTTACCAAACTCTTGAGTTTCATAAGTAAGTGCACCAATAATATCATCAGCTTCGCAACCTTCTATATGTAATACCTTATATGGTAAGTTTTCTTTGATTTCATCTCTTACCAAATTAAGTACTCTAAAGATCTCTTGCCAATCAAGTCCAGAACTATCACGTCCTTTTTTACGACTTGCTTTGTATTCAGGATAGAAATTTTTACGCCATGTATTCATACCATCTGCGCAAATAACCATTTGTCCATAGTCATTTCTATATCTTTTGTTATACATACGAATGCTGTTAAGTATCATATGTCTTATCATTGCTTCATCATTAAGTTTTTGCACTATGATGTTGGATAGTGAGATCTGACAATAGTCAAGTAATATCATCTTGGTATTTTTCTAATTCCATAATACGATCTTTCAAAATATCCAAATCTTCTTGAAGAACATGTTTGAGTCCTTGGTCTCTTAATAGTGATGAAACTATTAAGTTTAAGACAACAAACATATCTCCTTTTAGTTCTGGATTACTGCCGTAGTCAAAATCTACGCCATATTCTTCTAGACCCGTTTCAATTAAATCCAAAGCATATCTTCCGAGGTCAATGGATTGTTCAAATAAATCGGCTGCAATAACATCATCATCCATTTCTTCTTGCATGAGCTGTGCTTGCCTAAGTTCTACAAAAGTATTAATTATTTTAGCCATTAAATTTCCTTCTTAATAGTATATTATAACACAGTTTTGAGTAAAAGTAAACTATTTTTTTAAGTTTTTTACGCTTGGTCCACCAATTTTACAGCTTATAATACCATTATAGTAATTGTCGGTAAGTAGAACTTCCCTTTCAAACTGCTCTTTAGCTTCATAATATGCGCATTCTCCTTTAGTTTGGCACAAATGAAGTATTTCTCTATGGTATATGCTATCACCAGCTACTTCTCTTTCTTCATTTAATACTCTATTTGAACCATAATAATCTCTCCAATCTGATTCAACATAGGTTATTTTTCTTCTTTTTCTTGATTTAGTTTTAGGTAGAACCTTTTTAGACCAAAAGAACTTT